GTAATTTTTTTCTAAATTCTTCTTCTACGTAAGGTTTAGTTTCACTACCAAAACCAACGTCTCTTTTATTATATGCGTCTCTTACTTTATCTTGTTTATATCTACTAAAAGTTTTAAATCTTGGGTCTTTCTCTGCTTCAGTTAATGTTTCAAATTCATCAGCATAATCATCAGCTTCAAGGTCTTCTATTTCTCTTTTATTTTTCTTTTTTGTTATTAGTTCATTTTCTTCTTGTTGTATTCTGTCATCAATTTTTTCTCTAATTACATCTAAATCATCTTTAATAGATAAATTTTTGTCTAACGTATCTGTACCTAATTGAACATTTTTAGGAAGTTCTCTTAATAATTTTTCTGCAAATTCTAAATCACCAGTGTTAGTAGCATAATCTGTAAGTGCTTCTATAAAATATTCTCTTGCAGTAAGATTACCTAAACCATTTGCAGTTTTGTCTTTTATAAATAATTCAATACCATCACCAATTTCAGACATTGATTTATTTGGGTCAAAGAAACCTTGAACACCCTCTTTAAATAATATTTTATAATCTTCTTTTATTTTACCCATTTGTGATTGAACGTGGGTATTAAATAAAGAATTTCTTGTTCCTGAAGTTTTAGTAAAAAAACCTTGTTCTAATTTTTCAGGACTAAATAAACCTAAATTATTTTCTTGTACGAATTTTGTTAGTTCATCATTATAAAATTTATCAAAAGCATTTGGGTCAGGATTTTCTAATACATTCATTTCTACATATTTTTGAGAAACAATACTTTTAAATTTTTGTGCTTTTGAATTTAAATCTAACTCTTGTAATTTTTGTATGTAGTATGGATTAGCTTCTTTTGGAATATTACCAAGTTCTACTTGTTTAGAAAACTTTGCCTTATTTTCGTTATAATCTTTTATTGCTTGTGCTTCATTTTCTTTTTTAACTTTTTCTTCTTTTTGAATTACTAAATCAGTTCCTGCACCTGCAACAAATCTATCTAAAGACTTTGTAAATATTTCTACTGTTGGGTCTATAGGTTTTGCTTCTGGTTTATAGAATAAATTAAAATCAGTAGAAAGAACTTTAGGTAATTCTGCTTGAAGATTTAATTCTGGTGTAGTTCTTTTTTTAGCCATTATATTCCAATACTCCCATCAGGATAAACTCGTTGTCCATAAATATTTGTAGTTGAACCACTGTTATTACCAAGATTAGGTTGGGAAGCGTCAGGATTTAATCCTCTAGCGTCTTTTAGTGCTTGAACACTGTAATAAGTATTAGCAACATTTAATGCACTAGATACAAATAATAAGTTTGGATTTGGTGGTTGGACATAAGTTGATTGTGCTTTTTGTCCAAACTGAATTGCTTCTAAATTTCTTTCAAATTGATTTACGTTTAACGCTAAGTTTCTTTGTAAAGCAGAATTATAATTACCCTCAGTTCGGTAATAATCTCTCATTAAACTTTCTTGTGAACCAGATAAAGCTAATCCCTCAGAACCTGCAATAAATCTTGCTCTAGCTTTTTTAGACCTAATACTAGCTTCAAATCCTTTTTGAGAACTTTTAGCTATTTCTTGTCTAATCTTTAATTGTTCAGTTGCATATCTTCTAATTGCATTTTGTCTTGCAATTTCATTCTGTCTTTTTTGTGCTTCAAAATTTGCTTTTTGCTGTGCTTTTGCTGTCTGGTACTGAAGACCTGCACTTGCAACTGCTACTAATGTTAATGGGTCACACATAATTTAATAAACTCATAAAATGGTTGTTGTAAAACTCCGTAGTTTGTTTTTCGTAAAAATTTAAAACCACACCATTTCAACCATCTAATATGTAGTTCATTTCTACAATCAACATAGTTCCATAGTGTTGGGTATTTTTGATTTAGAAAGTCTATGACTTTTCTACTTTCTCGTAAGAAACTAAATCTAATTCTATAAATATCATTTGAAGCTAATAACCAGATAGCACCCTCTTTAGATACTCCAAACATACCAACTGGCACATTTTCTTTGTCTACAATTGTAAAACAAACTTCAGAAGCCACATAACCTCTTAGTAAAGCATTGTAAGGTGTTGAACCTGAGTTAGCTAATATTTCTCTTTTATCTTCATAACGAAGTCTATCTGCTAGATATTTACAATCTTCGTGTTTAGATAAACGAAATCCGTTAAATTCTTGTTGTTGCTGTGACATAGAAACCTTGCCAACTTGCATTTATAAAGTTGCTCGGTAAGTGACTATTATTTTTTAGTTTGACTGTTAGTTTATCATTTTCAGATTGTACTGCAAAATCAAAATCTCCATCTTCTAAATTGATTGTTCCTGTAAGACCTGAACCTAAAACCGTACCTGTAAAAGTTGAGTTAGAAGTATTACGCCCTACTGGTGTCACCTCTGTCGTAAAAAATCCTGTATCATTAAAAGAAACCGACCAGTTTCTAATTTGTAATCTACCCTCTTTAACTGATATTCTACTTCCTACACTATCAGCTACTTGGATAAATTGTTGAGAGAATTGAAATTCAAATTCATATTGCTCTCCTATAAAAAAATTCTGTGCAGTTATATCACCAGAAACTACAATACTTGTTCCTGATTGACTAACTGTGGCAATTTCTTGTCCTGCCTTATTTGAAGCACCAGACCTACCTACAACTTTCATAGTGTTAGTTATTGTGTAAGGTAGTGTTATTGTTGTCTGGTTTGTTCCTGCGTTATAACTTTCTGTAATCTGAGTGTTGTTAATTTTTCTATCTAAATGAGTAAGATAAGTTTCTCCTGTATCTGTAAGTGCAGGTGAAACATCAATTGTTTCTAAATAAACTCCATCACTTCTTTCATTTACAATAAATAAAGTGTTTTCAATAAAATCAATATTTAATATTTTATCTGAAGTTGTAGAACCATAAGTCCATTTATGCCACGCAGATTGTAGTCTTTTGTTTTGTGCTACATAATATTGAAAGACATACAAAGCATTTTCTTCGTTGCTTGATAAAGCTATCAATATATTTTCAGTAGTAGAAGTAGCTAGTTTAAAAACATTAGCAGGTACAAACTTAGGTACGTTTGCTGTTATGTCATCTGCTTTCTTTGTATCTGTATCAGACGCTACGAAAAATTCTCTTACTCCTGAAAAGTTTCCTTTGTTAAAAGTAAAGAAGACATTTGAACCTGAACCTACAGGTTTTACTCTTTTGTCTGCTTCAAATTCTGTAGTCACATTTATAGAAATATTACTTGCTGTTAGTGTTGCACCACCAGTCACCATAAATTGTGATTGCTCTGAAAATAGTAAAAGTTCTTCATCAAAAGAAACTGCGTGTTGTAGTATACTTACTTTAGTGTGAGTACTAGCAACATCTATTGGGTCAGTATCTAATGCTGAAGTCACTGTTTCAGGAAAGAACTCAAAGAACTCTCCACTTCTAGACATAATTACATTTTCATCTGCAAGTACACCTAGTCTATTTCTATGAAAGAAAATATCATTCATCTTCTTTCCTATAAAGCTAGGGTCAGGTGCAGAGTTTAAGTCTCCTGCCACTCTGCTACCCAACGCAGGAACATCATATTGAGTTCCACTGATAGTGTAATTACTGCCATCAATTTGGGTAAATCTAAAATTTCCGTCAGCAGTTCTAATTAATATATGAGGAAATTTAGTATTCTTAATACTTGTTGGTGTTGCAGGTTTTAAAGTTTCTTCCCACAAATCAGTTTCATATTTTACAAAATAATTATCAAAATTATTAGAAGCGTCACCAGTGACTTCAACAACCATTCCATTAATTGCAGGTTGTGGTAAGTCAGAAAAGTTTTGAACTTTATCTTTTACAACTTGTGAAGCGTCATCACCAAATCCATCAGAAGCAGATATATTTAAAGTTCCTGAAGATTTAGTTATTGAAAAACTACTGTCTCCAATATTGGCTAAAGTTATTCCTGACGGACTTCCGATTGCACTTTTTAATCCATCACGAATAGCTTTAGTATCTGTGTTTGACGAAGTAAACGTAGTCGTAGTTCCGTCAATTGTTATTGAATATGGTGTACTATTGACACCTTGTAATACTGAATAAACTGCTTGTTCTACTTTAGCAGGACTTGTTGTTGTGTCCATTTCACACGCAATGCTTTTATTTAAAACAAAAGTATTGTCAGCTACAGTGACTAAAACAAAATCATTTTTAGGGTCTGAAGAAGTCAAGTATGCAGAAGCACCAGTTTGATTGACTACTGTTTTCTGAACTCCATCAATTGTGTAAACTTCAATAGAACCATTCTTTACAATAACAACATATCTTTCTTGTGGGTCTCTATTGATTGTATGAACAAAGCAATTACCAAAAGAAGAAGAAGATAATTTTGCAATGTAATTAGTTGGTGGTCTTTTTTTAAGACCCTCAACAACAGAACTAAAACCATTTAGTTGAACGGTTGCTTGTGAACTTAGTCTTAGAACCTCTGGTTGCTGACTAACACCCTGAACTAAATTAGGAATTGTTCGTGATACTAAAGGCATTAATAACCTCTATTGTTTCTTGCTATTGTATAAATTTGTTCTGGTGTATCAAAGATTGTGAAATCACCAGTTCTAGCTTCAGCGTTTCTTAAAATTGATAACGCTTGTTTTTCGTCTTCTTGTGAAAATTTATGTAAAGTATTTGCACCAAGTGTTCTATCGTGAAACACTCTAGCACTTCTTATTGTTATATATCTTTTTGCTTGTTCAGGTATTTCATTAAAAGGTAATAATAAAACCTGAGTGACATCTTCAAAGTTTCTATCAAATATGTCAGTATTTTTTGCCATATTAAATAAAAAACCATCACGTTGAACTAAATCATAATCAGCTTTAGATACTAGATTTGGGTCTAGTTCTACTCTAACTACGTTAGTTCCTACTGGAATTTTGTTATTTGTATCTCTTGTTAATGTAGCTTTATAGTGAGTGTTAAAGTGCCAACCTGCTGATTGTACTTCTCTAGAAATCTCAGATAAAACATTTTTAGCTACTGTTCCGTCTACTGGTAAAGACCCACTTAAACTGTTTAATGGACTTTCCCCAATTGTACTAAGAATTACATTTACACTTTCAAGTTCAGTGCTTCTTGTTGTTGTTGTCATTACGGTAGAAAACTATCAAACCATTGGTCTATCTTTTTTCCTACCCATCTTTTTAATTTACAAAACCAACACATTTAAATATCTCCTGTAAAACTACTGGCGTAGTTTCCCACGCCAGTAATTATTTATTTATTATGATTTGTTAATTGAAACAGCACATTCTGGTCTTAGAATGTTATGTCCAACCATCATTCTCGCTGTCATTAGCGTTCCCATACGTCTCGGGTCATAAGTACTTTCAAGAGTTAAGTCTTTTCTCTTTACAGTTCCTATTGCACCTTTTTGAAATATAGTTGCAACAACGTCTGAAGCGTTTACTAAGTAATCGTTGTTTTGTCCAGTTGCACTATCAGTTGCAGAGTTTACATAACTGTCTACTGCTGTGTTTGATTTGATTACTGGAACACCACCGATTGCTACTACAGAACCTTTGCCGAAATCACCATTGTTAGCTGAGAAATCTCTGCTTACAAGTTTATCAACATTAGCTAATTTGTAGTAAATATCTGGTGTGACTACCATATATCTTTCGTTAGACGGAACATCATTCTCATCTAACTTTTGGATAGCTTCAAATACAGAAGCAATTAAGCTGTCCATATTTGTATCAGCGTCAGCGTCTACTATTTCAGTACCTGCACCAGTGTCACCACTGATATTTGCAGAACTTCTTGACGCTTTAACTATTAACTGAAGTAAGTGCTTATCAACTTTTTTTGCTAATGCTCTGCCCATTTCATTTGAAAATATAGACCTAACATCAAAGTGATTTTTTAGCTCATCTACCTCTGCCACAAATGTAGAAGCAATAAGCATATCATCAATATTGATTAGCTTTTCAGTTTGTTTTACAGACGAGCCAAGTATCTCATTTCCTGCAACGTGGTAGTCTGCTGAAATTTTCCCTGTGACAGGAAAGGAAGCTGATTTACCATTTTGAATATTTCTTACAGTAGTCATATTCATCATTTGGTTTTCTCTACCAAAAGCTGATAATACTTCACCACTGAAGATTTTCAGGAAAAGAGCATTAGCGTCACCTGTTGCTAGGTTTTGACCTAGTCTTGTTGGTGTAGCGTTTGCCATAGTTTATTTTCTCCTTATAACTATTTATTTATTATCAACTTATTTACTTTCATTGCTAAGTTGTCACTCGTAAGTGGCTAAGTTAGATTTTAATAAGTACACCCCTCTTATGAGAAGTGGTGTTTATTTGTGAAATCTTGAACCCATTATTTTCCAAAATTCTTCATTAGTTAATTTTTTCTTTTTATGCTTTGTTTTGCATTTACATTTTTTGCATTTACACTTTTTCTTAACTAATTTTTGTTCCAAGTTTCCAAGACCTCAACGCCCAATAGACAGGACTTAACGTCTTCTGTCCTTTTACTTTTTTAAGAATTGCACCGTGTCTTGCCATAAAAGATTTTCTTCTTTTTGGGTCATCACGTTTTATACTTAAATTTGGGTCGCCAAATCTGACGGTCTTGATATTACCTGTTGATTTATCTTTGACGAAAACTTTAAACTTTTTTTTACCTGTATTATCTCTAATAATTTTATTTAATGGTTTATCTGCCACCTCTATTTGCTTTTTTAAAAGTTCTTTTTTTATGTTTATTCATTGATGAAAATTTAGGTCGTCTTTTACTTTGGCTAGTCTTTTTAAATCTACTGCCTGTCTCGTGTTCTACTTTGTTGAGAAGATTATTCTTCTTCTTTGCCACCTACTTTCCTGCAATTTTCATTGCTTGTCTGTGTGCAAATCTAAAAGATTTACCTTTATTCATCAAAGCGTTCATCATAGCCATATGTTTTTTTGAATGATGAACACTATGCTTTTTTAAAGTTTCTTTTTGTTTTTTAGTTAGTGCCATATTAGTATTTAATTTTAAGTTTCTTTTTCTTTGCAATTGCTATTGCAGATTG